CCGGCTAGGCCGCTACATTGAGCCAGATTTCACGAAAATCGTCGATGGAGTAAGAGGTGACGCTGAGTATGCATGGATTGCACCAGCACCGACATTGGCAAGCCGAGAGCAAATCGAAGCAGCTGCCAAACCAACCATTCCAAGCTCACGCGTCGAAATGACCGGCGCTCGCCTTGGTAAATCTGAAGCAGACAGGAAGTAAAGGAGGAATATGTCACAACTACAAGAATACGTCGATTCGCAAGTCGCTACGATATCGCCGTTCAAAATCAAATCACAAGAGCTTTTGGAGCAAGCCAAAGCTAAAGAGGTAACCGACGACGCTACCGCCAAAGAAGCAATTGCAATCCGTAAACTGATCACCTCACACCGTACTGAAGTTAAAAACGCACGACTGGCGATCACTCGCAACTTTGACAGCGTAAAGTCGCAATTCATCGACGCTGAAAAGGACGTTCTGGCACCAGCTGAAGAGGCGTTAGAGAATATCAGTCAGAAGATTCTAGCCTATCAGGAAGAGCAGGAGCGACTGGCAAAAGAGGAAGCGGCACGCGTTGATGCTATCTGCGCCAAGTTCGCTACCAACGCCAAATCACTACGCAGCCAAAAAGCCTGCGATGAGCGAGGCGCTGAATTGAAGCAGGTATTCGCTGAGTTGCCAGAAGCTGATCAGAATCACGCTGAAATCAAGCTGGCATTCACTAAAGCTATTAACGAGCTATTGACACGTAAAGACGAACTGACAACCGCTGAGCGTGACGAAGCCGAAGCGGCCAAGTTGGCAGCACAGCGTAAACGTGAGCAAGAGATTGCTGAGGCTGAAGCGGCCAAAGCTGCTAAAACACAGAAGCCAACCGTCAAGTCTGGTATCAAGACCAAAACGGTATTCACGGTTACCAATCCTGAGTTAGTGCCGCGCTATCTCTGCGAGCCAAGCGACAAACTAATCCGCGAAGCTATCGCTAATGGATTACGTGAAATCCCAGGCGTTGAAATCCGCGAGGAAAAGAGTTTCTAATATGGCAGCAATTAACACAGTGACCCTAATCGGCCGTGTTGTCCGCGACATTGAAGTCAACTCGACAAATAGCGGTAAGTCCGTGGCCTCATTCGCACTAGCAGTTGACGGTTACGGCAAAGATGCCGACGCTAGCTTTATCGATTGCGTCGCCTGGAACAAGGCGGCTGAACTGCTGGCAGAATATGCACCGAAAGGCAAGCAAATTGGCATAACCGGCAGATTGCAAACGAGAATCTGGGAGAAAGATGATATCAAGCGCAAAGCTACTGAAGTTATCATCGATCAGTTCCAGCTTTTGAGCGACGCTAAGGGTGGTAGCAATACCGCACCAGCGACTGAGCGATATGCTGAGGAGGATACTAAATCAGCAAGCACAACGACTAATCAAGCAGCAAAATCAAGCGAGGATGTCGACCTCGATGCGCCGATTGATTTGAGCGAAATACCATTTTAATAAATAAGGAGGGCTATGACGGAAACGAAGAGCGGCGGCAGGAAGACTGCCGCAACAATTCTCGCAAAAAATCCAAACTTCTACCGTGAAATTGGCAGAAAGGGCGGATCGGTAGGCGGCAAAAAAGGTTTTGCACTTAATCCAGAACTGGCACGTATTTGCGGTGCAAAGGGCGGCCGAATCAGCAAACGCAGATCTAAGCAAGACATTGAGTTGGCTGAATTTGAAAAAACCGCGCCGTACGGCAGATGTAGCATGTGTAATTTAGCACTCATCAAATCTGACGCTGAGCGAAATGACTATCCAGACATGCACGAAAACTGTATGTATGAGAGGTTTGGAGATTAAGGCGTCGTGACTAAAAAAGCACTTCGCAAGAAGCAGCGCCGCAAGCGTAATAAACTGGAGGCTACGTAATGTCCCTGATGAATTGCACATTCACCGTTCGCTGGAGCGACGACAAAAACAAGCCGCACGCGAAAACCTACGCTACCGAAGATGATGCTAAGCGAGCTAAAAAATGGCTGCTGGAGCATGGCGTTCGGAGCGTAGACATCGCGGTCAAGATAAATAATAAGCCAGCCGGCAGCCTGAAAGACGACAAACCGTCTGATACTGAGGCTGAGCAGAAAGGATTTTGGTGGGAAAAATGATCGACGACAATCAATTCGACATATTCCAGTGGGCGAACTGGGCTGATGCTAATAAGAAAGATCTGCTCATCGACCTGTTCATTTTCAATAAAAACTTTACGCCATACGTGTTACCACTGAAAACATCGACCATAGAAGACCAAATGCGATCGCTATTTCTTTACGACATGATCAATTTTGTGGAGACTGGAGCAGCAGTTGGACTGTCTGTCAGAGACTATGCGACAAACGATCAAATGGAAAATGTTTTGCTATACAGCGAGCTTGAGAGCATTCAGCGTGCCGACACGCTCATCTATCTTCTTGGCGACGACAATATTGCTGAGTTCAACGAGAAAGAACACGAAATGAAGCGTATGCACGGTATTGTAGCGCGGTTTAGCGACCCAAAAGATCCAGACAAGACCTTTTACATCGCCAAACAGCTGCAGCGATCGCAGATGTTGAGCGGGAGTCTCACGTGGCAAGTTAGCGATAGCGAATTTGGCGAGCTTAATGCCGACGCAGCGTTCAAGATACCAGCAGACAACCAAGTGCTAATCGCTGGCGGAAAAGTGTTTGCGTTTAATCCAAAGAAGTTTGTCAATTTGTTCAAGCAAGACCCATCAAGCGACGCTGCAACAAAGCAAGTCATTGATCTTTTGATGAAAAAGTTTGCACTGAACTTGCCTGAGGGGTTGTCATTCGCAGAGTTGGCTGACCGCAACAAATCACTGACTACTATGTTGATGAAGTTGGATGTTGAGCATTTGCCTTGTAAGGAAAGAGTTGTCGATTACGCCGAGGAAATGGATTTGGCGCTTATGTCAGACAATCACGACGGCATTATTATCATGGATAACCGTGACGCAATGATGTTCGTCAATATTCTGGCCGACAATTACGTCGATAGCAATCTGACTGATTCACGCTACCTCGTGACTGGCAAGAAGCGGATTGATAGCGATTCGCAGATGAATATGAATATATAAAAGCCATTGACTAATGACCTACCATATGTCGAAAAACTGGGCGAACATTAACATCAACCGCAGAACTGACAGCATAATCTGAGGAATAAAGCTGGGTTCCCAAATGGGAGTAAGCTAAAAAGTGAGAAATCCTTCGCTCCGTGATTGTACTGTCAACTGGACAGATGACCATTTTGCCCACCCGGGTCATCTGTCTAATAGGCGACATCAACCTTAAAATAATTAACTAATGATATACACTCACTTGGTGTCGCCTTGCCCCCAGTTCTGCGGTCGAGGAAAAGGAACGAAATGAAAATTAGTCCGAAGTTTATGAAGAACGCTGAACCGCAAGACGTAGTGGTTGTCTTAGGTGTATTTGTACTGATAATTTCAATAATTGTCTTTTTGCACTGGGCTGCTGTTTGGGCAGATCAAATGTCAGAGCGAGAGGCTCAGTACACGAATACTAAAGCTCGCTGTAAGACAGTTGGTGGCGAAATGGGCTATTCGAAATGTTACAAGGACGGGAAGGAAATATAGATGAAACAGGATAAGCGCTCAATAAAGCATTTTCGCTGCTGGTTGGTTGAATCAAAGCAGTATGTTTATGATATTCAAAAAATTTGTGATGGCAAACTGATTAAAAGTTTTGCCGAGATTTTGAATAATCCAGAAAAATATGTTGTAGAACAGGAAACTGGCGCTATTGATATCGTTAAAAATAAAATCCGAGAGGGTGATATCGCAAAATATCGCAACGCGAACTATCAGCGCGAAGTTTTTGAGTGGCAATATGGCGTCGTGGTTTTCAAAAACTGTGGCTTTGAGCTGTACAACCCAATCAAGGACACTTCAGAATCACTAAATGATATATCTATCAGTTTTTCGAAAATTGAGGTCGTTGGTAATATTCACGAAGATTCTAAATTGTTGGAGGAGAAATGAGACTATATAAGCTACTAAAAGATTTGCCCACCGTTAAAGCTGGGGCAATCTTCAAAGAGAAAATTAAAATCGATGGCACAAGAGTTTTGAAAGCGTGTGAATCAGGCCATAGACATTCAATTCTTGTTAGAGAAATCGATAATTTTGACGAGTGGTTCGAATCAACAAGCAGTATTAGTTGGAATCTTAAATGGGGCGATAGATATTGGTACATTGACTATTGGGGCAAGGTTAGCTGTCGCAATTACACGGACGCTATCATTGACAGATTGAATATTGACAATGGTAATGCTTATCACACCGAAGAAGAATGTAAAGAAGCTCATGAACGCAAACTGGCTGAAGTCAGACTGCGAAAAACATCAACATTTAAGCCAGACTTTGAGAATGGCAAGGGTGGCTGGGCTGTCTATTATGACCATGGATGTGAAACGCTCGCCGTGTGTGAACTTGCTGACTGTGATGCTGGTGAACCTGTACGCTATGCGACTAGAGAAGACGCTGAAAAATCTATCAAAGAAAATGAGCGAGATTGGAAGACTTATTTCGGAATTGAGGAGTGGGAATAATGCCTAATCTCGCAAACATAGAAAATCCAACCGAGGATCAAGAACAGGAGGCTTTTGTACAGTATTTGCGACTGAAGGGCTACCCACATTTTCGTGTGCCGAATGAAACATACACCAAGTCGTGGAGCCAAAAAGCTAAAAACAAGAAGCTTGGTGTGAGTTCTGGTGTGCCTGATCTGTTCGTGGTAGTCCCAGCAGACTATAGCGACGCAACGATGGAGTTCATGCACTATGAAGACAATCCTGTTGTTAGTGGCGACGGTGTTTATGGTAAAAATCATCGTCTTGTCGCTGTCGAAATGAAACGCAAGAAAGGAGGCGCGACATCAGCAAATCAAAAGCAGTGGATTAAAACACTCAATGAGGCTGGCGTTCAGACTGTTGTATGTAAGGGTTGTAATGCAGCGATTGAGTTTATTGAGTCAATAACTTGAGGGGTTTATGACTGAAGTGGAACGCTTGACTGCTTGATAAAACAGTCAAAGCATTTTATAGCTAGGCGCTGGTGAGATTTAGTGGTTGGGAGGCCGCGATTGCCAGCGCCTAATCTGTATATTTCAGAGGTAGAGGAGGGATAACAAACATGGTCAAATGGCTAAAAATCGACAAACAAGACAAGACAAGGCGACGCCGTCAGGAGATCGGGCAGGTCGCCATTTATTATATTTCGAAACAAGCAATTATTATCGGCGACGAGCGAAAATGCAAGCCGTTGTCGCACTACATTCTTTTGCAGTCTTGGCAAGACCGAAACAAGAAACCGTATCAAAATATGCTGCGTAAGTTACAAAGCACTAAAGACCTGACTCTCATGCAGGCACAGCTCATCGCAAATAGTTACGGCGTGCACATCTCGGCCGTTTCCAAACAGTCAATACCAAAAGAGCTACGCGTCAATCTTTAGAATTATAATCATGAAAGACGACTTCAAATCATGTCCTAAATGTGGCCGAAAATACAAGAGGCAAGATAACTACGACGTTCACGTAGCCAGTTGCAATCGTACGTCACCGTCAACTCATGGCGGCGCTAGAAAGGGTAGTGGCGGGGTCAAGGG